CTGTGCTGCCAGGACGGCGGCGTTGTTTCGCGACGTAGGAGCAATTCCATAGGACGGGGCTTTGGCTTTGCTTCTTGTCGGGTGTCTTCCGTGCGTAGGATCCATTATTGCAATTGATCGTTCGCAGGATTGATTTCCTCGGCGGTTGGTTGCCAGTCGAAGGCGGCTCGGCTGTCTCCATCGTTTGCACCGATTCGATCTTTCCAGTTTGATCTTTGTGCGATCATCACGGCGGCGCGCGCGTTTGGCGCTTCGATTTCCATTTCGACTTCGGTCGGAACTAGACAGATTCCTCGGACGCGAAACCTGCGAACAAGGCGCTGCTGCGAATCCGTGCCCCGCTCTACGTTCAAAGTCTTGCTCATATTCCAGAGTCCTTTTTGCGCTCCACGTCCGCCGCCGGCACGGATCGCAGAGCTTGGTCGTTAGGTGTCATGTCCACGCTCAAATCATCGGGTAGCTTACACCGACCACAGTCGCAGCCCATCGGGACAGGAGTGTGCCCGCAGTATGCGTTATGCGTTTTCATCAGGTCTCCGCAGTGGCACACGTCGGGGTCTATTTCGTTTCCGCAGCCCGGACACCTAACCACCGGGTCGAGCGAACGCGGGCCATCGGTTTCAGTTTGGTTTTCTTGCATATTCACGTTGCTGGTTGTTCTCCGCGTCGCTCACCCGGAGCGCTCGATAATCGAGTTCATTCTGTGTGCCCGGACGAGCACTGTGCAGCGTTGGTCTTTGCGCTCTGGCAGTTTTTTTCGCCAGTACCACGTGTAATTGAATTCTTCTTGCATTGGATTTTCCTTCGGTTTCGGCGATTCGTTTCATGATGCCCACACGATCACCCCTCCCTTTCGTTGGTTTGGTATGTTGGCTGTTGGTTTAAATCTTTTTCCGTCCAGTTTAGCGGTACAATCCTGCCGTTGGTCAGTTCCTTGAATAGCTTGGTTGATGACAGTTTTATTACTCCCAAACGTTGATAGTGCGAGGCTACGGTTGCGATTGGAAGGTCAGGAGCAACCTCGCCACGTCGCCAATTGATGACAAATTCGCGCCAATCGCGGGGCAAATCGTTGGTGTTGAAGATGCGTACGATGGTTTGTTGTTTGGTTTCGAATGCGTATCTCGATATGCCTTTGTAAACGAAGGGCAATACGATTGCGCAGGTTGCGGCGAACGTGTTTGCAATCATTGCGTCGTTGAGCATGATCATGAGGCCGTCGTGGATTGTGATCGCGGAAACAAATTCGCAGATGAATGAGAGAAGAAACATGATCGTTGCCAGCATCTTGTCTTTGAGACGTTCCGAGAAGAAGCAAAGGAGCCAAGCGCAGAGCGGCATCGTGACTGCGATTGCAATGGAAGACAGCCAGCCGATGAATGACCCTTCGTTCTTCAGTGCGGCCATGCTTTTAAATTGGTCCCGCGCGCGATCTTCGCCTTTGTTGAGGTTCACGACGATTTCGTTGTAGGCTTTCGTCAGTTCGGTGATCTTGTCGTTGTAGAGGCCTCCGCGAATGCCCTTTGCGATTGCGCTGTCGTTCAGAGTTTTGTGTTGACGGATTGTTGCTGCGAGATTGTTGGCGTTTTCGATGGCGTTTTGAATCTCGGGCTGGGCGCGGAATTTTTGTGCGGCCGTATTTTGCAGTGTGATCACGTTAAGCTGTGCTTCCGCGAAGGCTTTGTAGATTGAGATGCCGGCGCTGCCGGCGATGATGGCCGCGACGATGCAGCCCCACAGGTTTTTATTTGTTTGGTTCATGTATGCTATTTTTAAATGCAGAATCCCCAACTCGATCACGCCACTCGCGGAGGTGCGCCTACAACTCTTGGCTTGCGACGTGATCGAATTAGGGATTCTTGTTCGTAGGCGCGGCATACGAAATGAATTTTCTTGGGCAATTCCAAGCGCAAACTTTGCACACGAGTGCAATCATTGCGCTTTGATATTTTTCAGGATTGTTTATCTTCGCTTTGTTCGCTTGGCAGGCGATAAAGAATTTTTATAGTCGATTGATTGAGCCTCATTCCGGGGCCTGAATCGTTTCGTGTTTTCAATCGGCGCGAGCTACGATCTGCCACAGGTCCCGGATTGAGGCTTTTTATTTTCGGTTGCTACCATGCCCTCCACGAATTGGCCTTTCACGTCTCAACTTCCTCGTGAGTACGTGTTGCACTTCTGCGGGAAGCTTACCGGGACTGAGTTCAAGTTTTTAATTATTGCTGCTGATGCAATTGGCGCTTATCCGAACACGCGCGCGAGTATGACCGGATTCGTGAGTTTGTCTACGTTCATGAAGTTGGGCGGCGTGCGCGATCGTACAACGGCGGTAAAGTCGGTGAGTCGATTGGTGAAAATGGGTTTGCTTCGTCGTATTGGAAAGCCCGGGTCAAGGGGGCAAATGTGGAAGTTGATTCGATACGTTGATTCGAAAGGGCAGCAATCTTTGTTTGGGGAGACAGATGTTGACTGGTCTGGAAACCAGACTAGACTGGTCTGGAAACCAGACCAGCCTAGTATGAAAACCAGACCCATCAAACGTTATCAAAAACCAATTATAAATAAACGTTGTAACGTTACTCAACGAATTGATGATGCAACGAAGAATGAAAAGCCACAGCCAAGAGAAGAGCATGCTCTTCATGATCTACGTGAACCAAAGACCGAGGCGGAGATTGTTGCTCGACTCAAGTTTTTGCGGGATTGCGGGAATGGTAAGTCTCGAGCGGCGGAGCTCGTCATTTCCGTATTGACGTTCTTTTGTGAGGCTGGTTATCGTGAAGAGATCGAGAGTTCTTGGAAATTTCATTTACGTTCGGCCTCTCGCAGTGAGTGTTCTTACGAGGCGGCGTTCTCTGATTCCAAAGATGCTTATCGTGCTGGTGGTGTTGAGCATTTGCCGCGATACTTTACGAGCCTGGTTCGTAGGTATCAGGCCGAACGTGGAAATGTGGGGTGATGGGTTTCACTTGACATAGACACCTGCAATCCTGAAATTCTCTCATGGCTACGAAAAATAAATCTCGCGCTGCGAGGAGCGCAAAAAAGGCGATGCCGCCGGCAGTATCTGCGCTTTTGCCGAAGGTGAAGAAGAAGGCACGCGGCAAGCCGTTCGAGTCGGGCAATCCCTGGCGTTTTCCCGCTGGTGTTAGTGGCAATAAGTCCGGCAAGTGCAAGCTACTTGGTGAGAGTTATGCGAAGCTTTTGGCGATGGAGGATCCGCAGACGGGATTGACCTACGCGGAGCTCGGCGCGCGCAAGTTGTTCGAGCAGGTCATGAATGGTGATTCAGTTCAGGCCTTGCGCGAGCTTCGTATTGGTACTGAGGGGGATGATACTTTTGATGTTCCTGTGTTGGTTGTTGTTGATCGATGAACTTCTCCGAGCTCTGCAAGTTTGTTCCCAACCAATGGCGCGCGGTCGAGTGCGCTGATTCCTACCGTTATTTTCTCTTCGGCGGTCGCCGTGGAGTTTTCAAGAGCTATCTTTTGCGTTGGTATCTCGTTCGGCGCTTGCTGATGTGGGCGGCGCAGGGTTTCCGCGGTGTTCGCGTTGCGCTTTGTTGCGAGACACTTCCGATGCTCGTTGATCGTCAGGTTGTAAAGATTGAGACGGAGTTTCCTGATTGGCTTGGAGAGATTAAGACGACTCGTCGCGCGGGGTTCGGTTTTTATTTTCGTCGAGAATACGGTAGCGGTGTTATTTGTTTTCGCTCGCTTGATGTACCGGGAAGATTCCGTGGGCCGGAGTATGCCGGGCTTGCAATTGATGAGTTGACGCAAAACGATGAGTTTATTTCTGAGGGGATGTCGTTGTTCGATGTGTTGCGCGGTTCGTTGCGCTGGCCTGGGATTGATGATTCGTTTTTGATTTGCACGTCAAATCCAGATGGTCCCGGTCAATTGTGGGTTCGTAAACTTTGGATTGAACGACGGTTTCATGCGGGGTTGGAGAAGGAGGCAAAGCAATTTTTTTATCTGAAGGGGGTGGTCGATGATAGTTCCAAGCATTTGCTTCCACAAAGTTATTGGGACATGCTCGACTCGCTCGATGAACGTTTGCGCCGTGCTTGGGTTGAGGCTGATTGGTACGTGAGTTTTGAGGGTTTGGTTTATGCTGAGTTTGGTGCGGATAACTTAGCGCATGAGTTTGAGTTCAATCGCGAGTTGTCTTACGAGCTGGCTTTTGATGATGGTTTTGTTGACCCGCGTGTTGTTCTTTTCGTGCAGCGCGATGGCCGGAATGTTTTTGTGTTCGATGAAATCTACGATGTTCGCAAGCAGGATGATGAGACGGTCAGGGAGGTTTTGTTTCGTTGTGGCTTGTTGTATGGTGTCGAGGTTGGTGATGAGATTGAGTATGATAAAAAGATTTATTCTCGTGAGGAGGTTCCGGTTGATGTTCTTTCCGCTTGGTTAGTTGAGCATGAGGTTGTTTTGCCCGAAATGGGTGTTGGTTCATCGGAAGCGGCGGCTTTGCGCTCGCGCTTTCGCAAGGCCGACATTCCGACGCGGGGCGGTACTCACGAGATAGTTGCCGGTATAAAGCACATGCGGCGCCAGATTGTTGATGTGACGGGCTTTCGAATACTTCGTGTGCTTGCTGCGCGGTGTGTGAATTTCGTTTCTGAATTGACCGCTGGTTATCGTTATCGTGATTCAGTCGGTGGCCGAACTGTTGTGAAAGCTGACCGTCCTCAGGATAAAGATAATCACGGCTGTGATGCTTTGCGCTATTGGTTGTGGCTTCGTGTTTCGCGTTTGGAGTAGAATTTTCTTGCATGTAACTTGTGGTTTTTGTACACATGCAAAAAAGAGGCGAAGCTGATGGCGAGTTTTTTACAAAAGCGTTTGATCAATCCGATTCGTCGATGGCTAGTACGTTCTTTGTACGAGATGTACCCTGATCTTCTGAATCGTGAGCATGTGAGCGATCTTTTATCTGGTTCTTCCGATACTGGGATGCATGGTTTTCGTGGCTTCGCGCAAGATTATAGGGATACGGCTTGGGTTCATACGGCCGTTTCTAAATGGGGCGATGCTTTCTTTGGCCTTCCTCTCCGTGTTGTTGATCTTGACGACAAACCTGTAAACAATCATCCGCTGAACAGTCTTCTTGAGTTCATCAATCCTCAATCGTCTACCGGTGAGATTTGGCGTCAATGGGCTATCGACATGGCTCTTGGTGGTGAGAGTGGTTTTGAGTTTGAGCGGAGCGGAAAGGTTATTGTTGCCGCTTGGCCTCGACAGCCGCATACTTATGAGCCTGTGTTGATTCGTTCGGCCTTTTCATCGGTTTTAGCTTATAAGATTGATCTGCCCGATGTCGGTTTTCCTCGTCGTGTTAGCCCTTTGGATTTTTGCCACTGGCGTTTTTACAATCCGCTTAAACCGCATCGGGGCTTGAGTCGTATGGCTGCGATTCGTATGAGTGTCGGTGTCGAGCAAAATGCCAGTGCTTGGTCAAAGTCGTTTTTTGATAATGGCGCGCGTCCTGATGCGGTGTTGATTGTGCCCGAAGGTGTTTCTAAGACTGAGCGGGATGCGATAGAAGAAAAGTTTCATGAGCGCACTGGCAAGACGAGCAAGGGTTTGAATTGGCATAAGGTTATAGTGCTTGAAAATGGTGTCATGGATTTCAAGCCGATCAATTTCACGTCTCGTGATATGCAGTTTGCGGAGACGCGTCGTTTGACGCAAAATGAAATCGGTGCGATCTTTGGCATTCCTGATGAGATTTTGGGTATTGGCAAAAATACTTACGAGAACTTTCAGCATGCGTTGTTGACGTTCTACAGCGAAACGGTAGTTCCATTGGCTACGTTTCGGGACTCTGCTTTGAGTCGTTTCTTTCGTGTCAATGGTATGCTGACACCGTTGCAGAGGGTTGCAACAGACTTCTCGAAAGTTCCGGTGTTGCAGCGTTTGCGCGAGCCGTTGTTGAAGGCCATGATTTCATATAGTCAGGTTGGTGTTCCGTTTAAGATCGTAAACGAAGTCTTGAGGCTTGGTGTGCCGGATTATCCTGCGGCTTCGTTCTCTTTTCCGTTTGGTACGCGTACGTCTTTTGATGATAAGGGCAAGTCGGTTGATACGCCGCCCGAAGAATTGAATAAACCGTCTGGCGAAACCAGTGCGGAAAAAGAAGGAGAGCAGTGATGCCGCAAGAAATCGCTCAGGTTCCATCGGTCGTGTACACGATGTCCTACTCTGAATTGCAGCCGGTTGATAAAGATTCTGGTGAGTACGAATGTTGGATGACAAAGGAAAGTCCGAATCATTTTGGTGAGATCGTTGTTGCGAGTGGTTGTGATCACGCGAACTTCGACAAGAATCCGGTTGTGATGTTTAATCATGATTACGAAGATTTGCCGGTTGCGCAGTCGGTAGGCATTCGGATTGTGGAGGGCGAGGGTGTGATTGGACGCTTTCGTTTTATGGTGCGCGGGATGGATTCGCGTGCTGATCGCGTTCACAACTTTTGGTCGGTTGGTTACATTCGTGGGGTGTCGATTGGTTTTATTTCGAGGGAGGCCGAGAAGATCGATCCAGAGGAGGAGGATGGTTTCTTTTATTTGGCACCGCGGCGCTATAAGAAATGGGAGTTGATTGAGTATTCGGTTGTGACGATACCAGCTCACCAGGACGCGCTTCGCCGTTCTTTTTCGTTTGGTGATTTGGTTGGTTCTTCTTCACGTCGTCGCCGGCGCAGGCGTAAAAGTTCTCTCGTCGTTCCGGTGTCTAAACCCGTTGAGCACGAGATTCGAGTTTTGGCGCGTGTCGGTGAAGACTTTGCAAATGATAGTCGGGCGCTGCTTTCGCAGTTGTCCGGTTTGAGAAATTTGTTTAACAAAGGAGGCAAGTAATTATGCCTGATTTAACTCCAGTTGAGTCGTTGGCTGCGGCCAATCGACAAGAGTTTGAGCGTTTGAATCAAGAGGTTGCCAGTTTGGTTGCCACCGTGAAAGAGCACATGTCAGTAGGTGATCGTTCCGGTATTGATGAGGATGCTCTGACGAATCGTTTTATGCAGATGATGAATGAGCGTGTGAGCGTTCTCGTGGCGGACGGTGTTCAAAAGTTTTATGAAAAGGTTCCCCGAAAACATCAGATGGTAGGACGCCGCGGCTTTATGGCGCGAAGTTTGGGGGAGGTGCAGGGCTTTGGTCGGTTCGATGGTTTGCCGATGGAAGATATTCTCTTTACGCATTCTCTGATGCAGTCCGCTAGACGGCGCGCGCCTGAGCGTGTCAAGGCCTATACGCCTGAGTTTGAGCAATTGGTTCAGCATGCTTTGACCAGTACCGGCTCAGGGACAGGTGATGAGTTTGTCCCGACTGGTATGGCCGCGACGTTGTGGCGGGACATCAATCTTGCATCTCGTGTTGCTTCTGCTTTTCAAGAAATTGCGATGCCCTATGATCCTTTCGACTCGCCCGTGGGATGGGGCGATATTACCTGGCGCAAGGGTACGCAAAATTCGGCTACTACGGTCAGCAATCCCGCGACTGCGAAATCGACGTTGACGAGCACGGAGCAGGTTGCGGAGATCAATTGGAGCTACAATCTGGACGAGGATTCCGTAATTGCGATCTTGCCAACCTTGCGCGAAGACATGATTATTTCCGGTGCTGCGGCTGCGGATGCGTTTATGATGAATGCTGATGCAACCAACGCGGCGACTGGAAACATCAACAGCGACGACGAGGATCCGGCCGACGATAGCTATTTTCTTTCGGACGGTCAGGATGGTTTGCGCCACCAAGTTCTCGTTGATAACACGGCGCAAAGCGCCGACATCAGCACGACGTTGACCGATGCGCTTTTGCTCGCTGCTTTGGGCAAAATGGGCAAATACGGTATACTTGGATCGCATACCAACAGCGTGGCTATCAATAAGCTTGTGCTTTTCACCAACCCGAAGACGTATTTAATCTCGATGCTGGGTTTGGCAAACATTCGTACGTGGGACAAGTATGGTCCGTTGGCTTCGATTGTGAGCGGCGAGGCCGCGAAATGGTCGGGTATACCCGTCGTTCCGACGTCTTCTATTGCATTGGCGGAAGATGACGGCAAGATTGGCCCGGCCGGTGGAACGATGGACGAGGGCACGGTGATAATTGCGAATCGTCACAATTGGCGCGTGGGTTATCGCCGGCAGTTGTTGATTGAGTTGGACAGGTTGATTCAGCAACGCACTTTCGTGATGGTACTTTCGTTTCGTATGGCGGTTGCGGCGCGCGGCACGCGCTCGACGGCTACGCATACGGCCGGAGTGCATGGTATCACTTATGCGTAGGTTGCTGTTTCACACGCTCCCCTGCTGTTGATGGATCGGCGGGGGAGTTTGTTTCGAAGTCAAATCGGAGACAATCAAATGGCATCTGTAGTTCATAGTTGGATTCCTGTCTCGCTGCATTTCTCACTTGCAAACGTGACGAATAACGCGACAACGGCGTTGACGTTGGCGGGCGGTCAAGGTGGCGATGGTCCCACAGTTCCGACCGGCTATGTGTTCAAGCCGGTTTATATGCACGCGGAGAGCAATGCGGATGTGACGGCTGGCACGGCAACGTTTTACGTGACGGATGACGGCACGCCGATTGTGAATGGGCCTCAGCCGGTTCTTTCGGACACGGTGCAATCGCATTATGACACCGTTCGCATCACGGAATGTCCGGGCGTTCCTGCGGGTAGTAATCTCGGCATCGATGTCACTGCAACCGATGCTTTCGCGCCGGTGACGGCGGATGTTGACGCGGTTCTGGAAGGTTGGTTTATCCCAACATGAGTCGAGTCTTTATAGCAGTGCCTACGTATGACGGCCGTATTGATTTCAAGGTCACTGCGGCCGTCGACCGTGAGGCCGGGTTGTATCGAAACTGCGTTCGGATGTACAAGCGCAGTTCGTTGCTTGCCAATTGCTTTAACTTCCTCTATGCCACGTGCTTAAATGCCGGAGATCAATTCAAGTATTTTCTTCTCTGGCATAGTGACATAGTTCCTGAGCGCGGCGCCGTGAGCAAGATGGTTGAGATTGCGCGTGCACACGATTTGCACGTTCTTTCTGCTGCGGTTCCGATCAGGGACGCGAAGGGTTTGTATTCGTGCGGCTTGGAATATCGTTTGGGTGGTTCGGTTCGTCGACGTCGTTTGGTCGGCAAGGAATTGTTTCAGTTGCCCGAGGTCTTTCATGGCAATCACGTTCGCAATCTTTTTGGTTTGGACAATGGACACTTGTTAATCAATAGTGGCCTGCTCTTGATCAATCAACAGCATGCTTTTAAGAAGGAAGTTTGTTTTTCGATTCGAGATGCGATTGTTCGTGATCCGGTGAGCGGTAAGTATGTTGCGAGCGTCGATCCTGAAGATTGGGGATTCTCTCGGTTTTGTGAATTGCATGGTTCAGTAGGTGAGTCGAAGTATGCATGCACGCGAGCGGTGAAATTGTTGCATTATGGTGAGGCCGGTTTCAGCAATGCTTTTGCTTGGGGTGAGTGGGACAGTGATCAGGCTATTTCGGACGAGTATGTTCCCGAAGATGATATGCAGATTTCAAATAAGGAGGTTGATAGTGCTTAAGATAAACGCGCTTGGCAGGTATCACGGCTTGTACACCAAGCCGACCGGTGGTATGGAAGTTCTGGACTTTTATCGTGGTGAGTACACGGTGAGCAGGGAAGTTGCAGAGTATCTTTTGAATGATTGTCCGTCGTTGTTTTCGTGCCCGGAGTTGCAGAATGGTTTGGAGGTCAAAACCGCCGTTGTGCGACGTCGTGTTGCAGCTTCTCGCAAGCGTAGAGTGAGGCAAGGTTGATCGAGCGTTTTAAAAATTACCTTCGGGTTTTGGCCGTGAAGGTTTTTTATTTTTTACGGTCTCGGGTTCGTGGTGTGCTGCGTAGGCGCTCCGTGTTAACTCATGGGATGGCCGTTTCTCGTCTTGCGGCGCTTGCGCGGTTGTACTCGTTTCATTACAGCGTTGTGGATAACGAGACTTGCATCATTTGTTGGCGGTTGAAGGGACGGCGTGAATTGTGGCGTTATCGCTTTCGCGGGTATGACATGATTGATTGTTATTTGAGCGTAGTAAAGAAGTTCCCGGAGGTTCGGAAATGAATGGTACGATCCGCGACATTTGGCATGCTTGTCTTGCTTCGATTGGTCTTGAATCGTTTCGGGTTACTATCGTGAGCGGCGGTGCTGCCGGGCAGCAATACGATGATGGCGATGTTCGAGGTGATGCTACCGGAACGCTTGCGCTTGCGGATGATGGCGTGAATATTCAGTCCGTTGCTTGCGATACTGACGGCCATTTGCAGGTTGATGTTCTTTCGGGCGCAGCTGGCGGAACGGAATACACCGAAGATGATGCGGCTGCTGCGAATCCGGTCGGGGGCGCTTTGCTCTTGGTTCGCGCGGATACGCCGGCCGGCCGCACGACCACGGACGGCGATAATGTTGCAGCCACGGGAACGGACAAGGGCGAGCTGCATGTTAAGCATACAGATTCGGTTGCGATCACGCACGCGGCTTTAACTGAGCTTGCGTCTGCAATCGACACGGAAGTGCAGGTTGATGTGGTTGGTGCGCTTCCTGCCGGCACGAATGCGATTGGAAAGCTCGCGGCGAATAGCGGTGTTGACATCGGCGACGTCGATGTTCTCTCTATCGCTGCGGGCACGAATGCGATTGGAAATGTGGGATTGATTGGAAGGACGACGGGAGGGATGACGATTTTTCGCTCTCTCGATCTTGACGAGAGTGAGGAAGATGTGAAGACTTCTGCGGGTCAGGTTTTTTCTATCAGCGCTTTCAATCAGACCGCGGCGCCGCTCTATCTTAAATTCTACAATGCGACGGCGGCAAACGTGACGGTCGGCTCGACCACTCCGGTGCTCACGTTTGTCGTTCCTGGAAATGCGGATAGTGACGGGGCCGGTTTTATTTGGAATAATGAAATCGGATTCGCGTTTAGCACTGCAATCACGGTCGCATGTACGACCGGCGTGGCGGATTCAGACACGGGCGCCCCAGGCGCGAATGATTGCGTTATCAACATTGGGTACGTGTGATGGCGATTGAGACTTTGCGTCCTAATGCGGCTGGGGATTTGTCGGCGTGGACTGCTGTCGGAGATTCTACTCTTTGGGAGTGTGTTGATGAGTCGAGTCCTGATGATGATACAACCTATGCCAGTATTCCGGCGCTGAATGATCTTAAATTTTTGGTTCATTTAGCTTCGTCTGGAATTGGTGCGAGTGATACAATAAACTCAGTTGCTTTGACTCTTCGCTTAAAAACTGTTCCTATTGCTCCGTCATCTGATTTATATTTTTTGTGGAAAGAAAATTCAGTTGAGACCCAGGGGGCTTTGATTACTGAAACAACGAGTTATGCGGATTATACTGAAACGAGAACAGTTAGGCCTAGTGATTCTTCTGCGTGGACTCTTTCTGATTTGAATAATTTGCAGGTTGGTGTTCGTGGAGTAACAGGAACGCGAGCAGCAAGATGCACTCAGGTTTATGTCACCGTGGATTACACTCCATTGGCTTCTTCTGTTAAACGATCATCCTTGCCATTGTTGGGGGTCGGCTGATGCGAGCAGTCCTGAACTATTCGCACGCGATTCCAATTACGTTTGCCTTTGGCCTCGCGAACGTCCCGGCCAACACAACGACGGACTTGCAGACGCGCAACGGCGGCGCGGGTTACTTGGTGCCGACCGGATTTGATTTTTACCCTGCTATAGTTTTTGTCACGTCGAATGCGGCGATAACTGCCGGCACCCTCACTGCTAAATGCACGTCGAGCGGGACGGCGGTGGCTTCTGTAGTTCGGCTGCGTTCATTGATGGGAGTTGGTTTATGATCGCGCGCATTCCTTACATCCTTACTTTCTATGCTGCATCGCCCGCAGCGAATACGACGACGGCGATGTTGTTGCTGGGCGATGTTCCTGCTGTTTTGATTGCTTCCGGTTATGATTTTTATCCTGAGATTGCGGCGCTGGCGAGCGATACGGATTTGACCGCGGGAACTGCGATGTTGCAAGTGACTGCTGATGGTGTGGCGTTGACCGGAGGGCCTGAGCCGGTGCTTTCTGATACGGTGCAGGAGTTAACGTCTGCAATTGATGCGTCTCCAAAGGTTGCGGCTGGTGCGTTGTTCGGCGCGCAGTTGGTGACCAGTGCGGCTTATGCTCCTACGACTTCAAACCTTGTTGCTGTGGTTTCCGGCTATTTGATTCCTGCTTGATATGGCGATTTCGATAACACAGACTGTGACGGGTTCGGTCGCGACGGGCAATACGGTTTCCTTGACTTCTTGGACGCCCTCGGCCTGGGATTTGATTTTGCTCGTTGTTGCTACTCGTGACGATACGCCGAATATTTCTTCCGTGGCCGGCAACGGTCTTACTTGGCAGCTTGTGCGCAGTGTTCGAAACGATGATGAGGAATGTTGTTTGCGTCTCTATCGTGCGCAAGGTGCTTCTCCTTCGACCGGTCAGGTCGTTGTGACGTTTTCGGGTAATTCCGTTCCTGTGATGTGTGTCGCTTCCCGCTTTGCGGGTTGCTCGACGGATGGTGTGAATGGCTCTGATGCGGTTGAGGTGGTGGTATATGATGATGGTCCCAGCAGTTCGAGCAACGATGTTTTGAAGGCGATCACAACGGTTAGTGACAATGCTTGGGCGGTGGCGTGTGCGACTCACAGAGATTCGACGTTGACGGTTCCCGGAGACGAGACCGCGATTTCGATCAACAATAGCGTGGGCACGAGCTCGAATGTGACGACGGCGAGTATTTGGTATCAGGAAACAACGACGCCGGGCAGTGTGACTTTGGGGGAGTCGAACGATTTAAACACGAGTACTGATTGGGTGATTATCGTTGCTTCACTGAAGCCGAGCTTGATTGAAACGACGGAGATCCTTGGGAAGGATTACCGTCGTTTCACGGATCGGCCACGGCGCGTTAATTTCAAGACGGCGGGCGGCGATCTTATTTGTTCTGCTTTTGGCTATGCGGAGATATTGACGAGTGAGTACAAGGGCAATGAGGTTCAAGGCTTTCAGGTTCGGGATGCGATTCGTGTTAAACTGTTTCACACGTTGCGCAATGTTGTCGTTCGTGGTGATTACGTTTTCATTTCGCCGGTGCATTCTTATTTGGTGATTTCAATTAAGACGTTCGAAGATACGACGGAAGTGATTGCAACCGCTGAGGAAGTCGGTCCCGGCGCCAAGCCGAATCGCTATGTTCCCGTTGATCTTGCTTCGGGCACTGCTGAAATTGAAATCTGGCAACCGGTAGAGGGTAAGCGGTGGCGTTTGTTGGGCGTGGATTTTAAGATGAGTGGCGCGGCCAGTTCGAAGCTTATTTTCCGCGATGGCCTTGCAGGGAATGTCAAGTTGGTTGGTGTCGCGACTGAGGTGTATGTGTCGGGTGAACTTGGGCAGGGGATTTTGAGTTCTGGTATAAATCAGTCGTTGACTCTTGAGCGTTCTGTTGCGTGTGCTTTGGTAGGTCATGTGTACGGGTTCGAGGAGTGATTATGTGGAGTGTCGTTTTTGCCATTAATGCCAGCATTACTAAGCGTGGTTTTGTTCGTTGCCGTGCGCATTATGAAGAGGGTGAATTTACGTTTGAGCACAGCGGGAATGTGATGCTGAATGGTTCGAATTTGAATGATTTCGTTGCTACATGTCTTGCCGGTTTGGAGCGTGCTCAAAAAGGCGAGCCTGATCGTATTGCTTCGCTTGAGAGTTCTTTGTTGTCGTTGCTCAATCCAGGGAGACCTTGACATGGCCGTGGCTTTGGAGATTCAGTATATCGCCTACTTTATGTTGCGCGAGCTTGGTCTTGGGACTTATGTCCCATTGGCGGTGAGCGCCGGTTCGAGTTCGATTCGGGTTTTGAACGCGGAGATGTTTGAGCCTGCAGGTGGCCAGTTGGTTGTGGAGGCAACGGACAATGTTATTACTTATACCGGCGTGCAGGCGGATACTTTAGTTGGGGTTCCAGAGACGGGCACCGGTTCCCTGGCCGACGACCTTGTTGAGTATACGGAAGAGGGCGCCAGCATTTTGTATATTCCAACTTTGGTGACGACCGATGAGCTCGAAACTGTTATTGATCGCTATCGGACTCATCAGTATGTGGATGTCCATCCGATAGATGGTGAGAAAAAGCATTGGCGCTGTCGTCGTGAGTGGCTTGGTGAGGATGTGGAGTTGCGGGATTCGATGGGCGCGACGTACAATGTAATTACGCCGGATGATGACGATAGCGAAACGGGCGAATTTGATTTCGATTCAGCCCGGAGTGAATCATTGCTTTATGCCTATGGCCCGTTTTATAATCCGTGGTTTTCGATTGCTGATGTGATCGAGAGTCTGATTCTTTCAAATCGTTGGAGCACCTACTTGAGTGTTGGTCAGATTGCGCGAGTGAGAAAAGACCCCTACGAGATTGCGAAAATCTATCGTCGGCGAGGTTCCTTACTTGAAAGTCGGACGTGAATTATGCCGGACACAGAGCGGCTGACCGCACTGCAAACGCGGCTGAATGGTATGTGGGAGAATTTTTGGAGGACGCTATCGGTTGCGCTTTTAGGCCTTTTGCTCACGGTGTTTTGGTATTATATTCGCGCGAGCGAGGCGCGATGGGAAAAGAATGAGAAGCGCTGGAGCGATCTCTACAAGTGGCATCTAGATCAAGCTGGAAAGCTGTCGAAGATAGAGACAAGGCAGGATGCGATACTCAAACAATTAGAGAGAGGTGAGAAATGAAAGTCATGGTAGCAGTAGAGGTTGGCGTTTACGTAGTACTCGGTTGTCTGGCGGCTTACTTGGCCGGTGTGATGCCGCTCGATACGTTTCTTGGTGTGGCTGGTTTTTTTGGTTTTGGTTCGATTCAGACGATTCGTGAGCTTTTTTTGGAGGGTTCGCGTGTGACTCGTGTCGTGACGGTGTTCGGTATTTTGTCGTGTGCGGTTTGGGGTTACGGGGTGCTAACAGGTTCTTCGTTTGCTTCCGTGGAACAGTTCGGTTTTTTGCTCGCCGTGGTTTTCGGTGCGCAGTTGACGGGTTTGCTCCGCGGCGCGGTGCGTAGTAGATTCACATTGCGGGATGGTGTTTAGCTTTGGCCTAAGGATTCTCCCCGCGTTGCACGGTGAGGCCGCCTCGATGATTGAGGCGGCCTTTTTTATTTTGGTTATCTCTTTCGTTTTAGTGTGATGATTGCGATTGTGCTAACGGTTACGATTGATAGAAAGAGCGCGATTTCCCACGGCACTTTGACTCTTCCCTGCGTTAAAAATCCCAACCATGAGCTAATGTATTCGATCTTGTCTGGAATGATCTGATTCCATGGGTTCCAGATTC